GGGTTGGCTGGGTTGCTAGCAGGAAATATGCTCAGGAGCTTTAAGCCAACCATATGTGAGGCACACAAAGATTTGCCGAACAATCATGGTGCCCTGCTCCGCTTCCGCACCGATAGGGTTGGCACTGCTTGTGCCATCCCATTTAAAAAAGTCAAAGTTCAAAAAGCTATAAAATATGATGGCAAGACTTTGACAGAACCAAATTTGTTTTTGAGTAACCTTTATTCTCAAAAGGTGACAGGCTCAATCTTGAGCAGGTCAATAAACAACCTTGATCCTGTTGAGCGTTATATTGCGCCATGGGATCTGATAAGTCAGATGTCTCGCAACTGTAATATTGAGTTTCACAACAAGATGACTCTCGGGGACATTGAAGAAGTAAGAGAGTGGGAGTCTCACAGACCCATCATCTCAACCATACCGATGCCAGCACTTATGAAGATCATGGATTGGAAAGATGTGCCAGACTGGCCTCACAAAGAGATCTGGACTCAAAAGGCTCGCATTGAATCGCCAAAGTGTGATGTTTATCAAACCATATATTATCCTGACCCACTTGTGCCTTTTTACAGGATATCTGTGATTGGTGACATTGTCATCTCTGAATTCATACGCAAGCCTGATGGGTCTATTGGTCCACACATCATGAGTGTGTTGATGGATGATTTCGGTATCAAGCCTGAAGCCATTGTTGATATGAAGCAGTCAAGCCAAAAGTATGGCAAGATTGAACCTATTGATGAGGAGTTAAGAAAACAATTTATATTTGAAATGACAACCAAGTATAATATATATTCAGTCGGTCGCTTTGCGACTTGGCGACAACTGCTGCTTGATGATGTTGTTGAAGACATCCAGCATGTTGAAAAATTCATTCGGGCAAAGTCGGACTATGCTCGTCTGATGCACTCTCAGAAAGGAGAATAACATGAAAGTCCAATTAGTAAATTATACCGACGATGCAGTGAACCTACTCATCTTCACAAAGAACACTCGCCTTATGAACGACGAGGACTCCTATGCAAAGGTGTCTGAGTGGCCTGAGGAAAAGAAGCAGGAAGAGCTTGACTACATGCTCAAGACCATCCGCTCATCTTGGGAGTTTATCGACTACACATTTAACATTCGTGATGTCAGCAGAGGCTTCACCCATCAGTTCGTGCGGACTCGTCAAGCATCATATGCCCAGCAGTCACAACGCACAGTAGATATGCATGGCTTCGGTTATTACACGCCACCTCGTGTTGCTGAGAATGAAGTTGCCAAGGCTTTGTATGATGATGCGATGAATCAGATCAATGAAGCCTATCAAGCATTGCGAGACATTGTTCCTGCTGAAGATGCTCGTGGCGTTCTGCCGACAAACATTCATACCAACATTGTTGCCAAGTTCAATCTGCGCACGATGAGTGAGATGGCTAAGTCTCGCCTATCACCCAGAGCACAAGGCGAATACCAAGAGGTGTTCAAAAGCATGGTTGCGGAGGTTGTTAAAGTTCACCCATGGGCTGAGGCATTCCTGACCCCAACTGAGTGGGCAGCACCATCAATGTATAAAGCACTCAACAAATAGGAGGTATCAATGCCTAAAAAAAGTTTTTCAGCTTCATACAAGCAAGAGACAATCAACAAAGCTCATTACATGAAACAGCTTGGTGAGAGTCAAAGCACAATCAAGAAAAAGCTCAATCTGACTCAAAATCAGCTTTCATACATATTGTACCAGAAAGAGCCATCTCCCAAAGAGAACATTGTCGCGAGAACGCCAGCTCCAAGAAGAGACAGAGAACTTGAATCAATGTATAAAGAAACTCAAGAAGCTGTGTCATTCGCCAATAAAGTGCTTCTTCGTGTCAAGAAGATTCTCGGCATGAAGGCTTGATCTGACGACTTAAAAAGAGTAAAGTAAAGACACTGAGAAAGGAATTAATGATGAACATATTTTACTTAGACGACGACCCTGTTGTCGCTGCACAGATGCATTGTGACGTGCATTCTTACAAGATGATATCAGAGTCTGTGCTTATGCTTTGCAATGCGCATAGGTTTCTTGATGGGGATGAGTATGCCGACGAGGTTGGCATGTTCCCGATGGGCTACGAACATCACCCATGTTCAAAATGGGTCAGGAAGTCAGCTGCAAATTACAACTGGCTTCTGGTTATGGTCACACAACTTGCCAAAGAATATTATCAGCGTTATGGCTCGAAGAAAAAAGAGCCAGTGAATCACAAACATGCTTCGCTGATACCTGCTCTTAATAAGTTGCCTGAAAGCATTTACTTCGCAGGTTTGACAGAGCCTCATCTCGGGATGCCTGATGAGTACAAGCGTGGCGATGCTGTTCAGTCTTACCGAAACTACTATATCGGTGAGAAGCTTGGCCACATTCAAAACGGGACATACAAATATACGGAGGCACCATCATGGGCAAACGTGTAATCATATGTGACCTTGATGGCACGATATCTGATTATGGGCATCGTTTGAAGCTCTTTAAATTACGAGACTATGAAGCCTTCAATGCCGCAGGCATAAACGATAAACCGATTGAGAATGTCTGCAACATTTTGCGTGCACTTCACAGTGGGGAGGTTGAGGTCGTTATCATGACTGCTCGTGATGAGAGCCATCGTAAAGATACAGCCAAGTGGTTAAGGCTGAATGATGTGCCTTGTGACAGGCTGATTATGAGACCTGCTGAAGATCAATCATCTGATGACTTTTGTAAAATGAAGCTGATGCAAAAGCACATTGAAGAATCAGACATTTGGTTCGTGCTTGAGGATAGGCAGTCAGTCGTTGATATGTGGAGAGGTGAAGGTCTCACTTGTTTGCAAGTTGCCCCAGGAGATTTTTAATGGCTGAAGTTAGGATAATCGGAAACGACATAGAAGTCGAAAGGGAAAAGGTAGCTCGCATCTTTGACATAAGACCAACGCTATTTGATTTATTAAAGGATGCAATAGAAAGAGCAAATGTAACTGATGAAGAAATACAAGCCAAAATAGATGAGGCTTATGAAAAAGGATATGAAGAAGGAGAAGAACATGGCACGGAAAAAGGTCGTCAAGAAGGATATGAGCAAAGAGAGTCTGAAGAAAAGACACCCGATTGATTGTCTTGAAGAAGCTCTGTTTACATTTAAAGAGCGGAACAAACAATATGGTGACAACTATCTGACTCACGGCAAAGTTATGACTGCTTTGTTTCCTGATGGCATCAAGCTAGAGACAGTTGAGGACTGGAACAGGTTCGGCATTGTCAACATGATTGTAGCTAAGTTGACTCGCTATGCTCAGGCTTGGCCTAGAGTTAACAAGAGCACACTTGATTCAGTTCATGATTTAGGTGTTTACTCATTCATGCTTGAGGCTCTTGATTCAAATAAGCTGGGAGAAAGCGATGATAGTATTTGACCTAGAGACTACAGGTTTGCCCAAAGCGGAGGGTTCTGACCTAGACATTCAGCCTCGCATCATTGAGTTCGGTGCAATCAAGTTGGATAGCTCTTTAAAAGAGATTGAGAGATTGGAGTTCTTCTGCAATCCTGGGCACATGCTTGATCCAAAGATCACAAAGATCACAGGCATAACAGACGACATGCTTAAAAACGAAAAGCCATTTATAGCCAACTATAAAATTTTATGTGAATTTTTCATAGGTGAAGTTTCAATCGCTGCACATAACTTGGCTTTTGACAGGAAGATATTAAAGTTTGAATTGGAACGACTTGACAAGCTGACGAAGTTCCCATGGCCATATGATCACATTTGCACAGTTGAGGTGGGTGAGTCGGTATGGGGGAAAAAGAGAAAGCTCGGGGATATACACGAAGAGCTTTTTGGAACTAAGGTTGACGGAGCGCACAGATCAATCAATGACGTTGAAGCAACTGTGCGCATAATTGAATGGTATGAAAAGGAAGGGCACATATAATGGATCCAGCAACAATAGGTTCAATCGTAGGAGCACTGATTTTTATTCTTATAAAGGCAGCACTGCAGTAATGTTGAACATACGCACAAGAACAGAATATTGCTTCCGCAAAGCATATGGCCCACTGCAAAAAGTCATTGACTCAGTTGGTGGGTCAGCCATCGGCATCTGCGACACTGGTACTTGGGGTCATGTTAATTTTGAACATGCCTGCAAAAAGGCTGACAAGAAGCCTTTGCTTGGGGTTGAGATACCAATAGTTGGCGATGCTACAGAACGCACAAAGCAACCCGCAAATGATATGGCTTTCATTGCCAAGAACAACGATGGCTTGACAGAGATATATCAACTTGTGACGAAGAGCACAGACAAAGAACATTTTTATTATCATCCTCGTCTCAGCTATGAAGATTTGTTTGATGTCAGTGATGATGTTATAATTTTGA